CGGGGAATGAGAATTGCAGGGCACGCATCGGAACTCTAAGAGATTAGAGAGATGATTGAAGCGATATGATCGTACTAACAGAGCTAACCAAAGGCGGCCTCCCCGTTTTCACGGGTGGCAACTATAGTTGTCACTTGTGTTATTCGATGGTCTTGACCGCTCAGGAACCGCGCTGTATCCGCCTTTCCCCCTTCGACCCCTTACCCATCCCTGAGTAAGGAAATACTACTTCCACCTGCACTTCGCAGTCAGGTAGTATACGTATGAGTTCTCTGTTCTAGAGGTTCATCCGTTTCGAGGGCCAGATACATTAAGGGTCCAGAGTGTCTGAGTCACCGGCACTAATAGTTATTACCAAACAATTGTTAGGCTAATAGCCGTATGCATAGGAGTACTCACTTCATTCCGCTCTCTAACCGATCCTAGATGATCTGCAACAGAGCAGTTCGATCTAGAGGATAGGTATATAGAGAGGCAGGATAGGACACTACCTACCCTCGTTTAAAGAACCTTGTTCTTTGAGCGCTCCCACATTCAGTATGAGACAGTGTCTAGATGGCCTCACTACAGGTCAGCACAACCTGTTTCTGTAGCTTATCCAACACTAGAATATATAACATTTGCACCGTCGCCCTCCCGGACTACCAGGTGACCTAGTTGGGCCCCACAGTAATTAAACTGAGAACGCCGCTCTTACATCCTGAACTCTTCCTTAATCATTCCAGTCCTTTGTTTTCATACAAATGTGACAAATGATGTACTAACTAAACCATTGCTGTAGTTTACGTTTCTTAACAAAGTCAATCTTATCGATTAACTTGTTAAAATCCATAACATACTTCAATACCTTCAAGGGTGATTCACCAGATTGAGCCTTCTTCTCAGGAAGAAGATGACTCTCAAAGTGAGCAACCAAGGACTGGTATAGGAGCATAGCATTGACATGATCGTCTAAGGTCCGAAGCTTATTAACATCCAATTCCATTCAAGCCTTGAGTTTACGAAAAGTATTCATATCCCCAATGGCCATATCAAAATATGGAGCTATATCCGTATCTCATAAAGATTTCGGAATAGTCTCGAATGGAAGAAGGACTTTTAATGTACGCTGCGAATCTCAGAGATTATAACCCTTAGCAAGGGAAGTCTGATGTTTTAACATTACTAGCTTTTTAAGCAACATAAGGTTAAGTCAAACCTCCTTCTTGTCTCTAAGTTTATCAAGTTTTGAAGGAAGTTCAGGAACTTCGCCTCTCACATAATAACTATGGACAAGATTGTATAGTACCTCAGTTGGTAAACCCAACACAATAGTACTATATCAACTCTTAAGGGGGTTTTTAGGATCATTTACAAAACCAATTAATTTTGAGAGAGTGATAACCCTCTTGTTAATTAACATGGTCATGAGTCCTAAATACCCAGCTGCCATAGAACCTACGGTATACTTCCCAAGCCGCAAGATCCCTGTCAGATACCGAGATAAGAAGGTAAGGCCAATCTCTTTCCGAAGAAAGAAATCAGCCATATTAACTCTTCCCATCAAGGATCGAGAATTTGCCAGGAACAACTTAATCGAAAGGGCTGAAACATCAACCCCATGATGAGTCGTAACCTTAGCAAACTCAACAGTTGGATTACTTGCTACTACTGACTTACTCAAGTTAATAGGAACTCCTAAGAGCTCCATTTGGCGTAAGTATTCAGCAGCAACGGCCTCCTCAAAAAGGACAATATCGTCTCCAAGTAACTCATACTCTTCATATCACGAAGATAAGAGAGGATGAACTTTCTTGGCACAATACTGAACTATGAGGTGGTGAGTAAGAGCGAGCATACCTCAGGAGCTTAAAGCTCCCATAGGTTGACCGACTGCATACTTCACTTTAGCCAAAATAGTATCTACCCCTCGGACATCAGGAGAAGACTTTCCATAAAGGAAATAGTCTCTCTTGTACACTAGGAGGTCTGCCCAAGAACTTGCAAATTCATAGTCGAATAAACTAGTTAAAACTCCGATTTGAAGTTTTAGCGGCAATCGATCAGTCGCGGCCGAAAGGTCGTAACCAAACGATTGATTTCATTTAATCGACTTCTGAGCAGCTCGTTTGATTGAGGCACCTTGATCGAAAGTCCCATCGTTAGGAATCTTCTTAAGAATATCAAAGATATAATTATGAAGCCCTTTCAAGGAGACTTGAGATCAAAAGTCTACCATTGCAAATACCCGGATCTTACCGGCCGCCTCTTCTTTAGTGGACAATTGCCCAAAGGGGAACTGTTCACCCTCATTACGGGGAATTCAAGCATTTGGTTTAACCAGATGAGTGATATCACCGTAGGCAGACAACACTGTGTTGATATAACGAATATATT